ATGAATGTTTGCCTTTGTGCGCCTTTATTATTCTTAAGTAATATAATTATAGTAAACACAAACAAAGAGGGACTTATAACAAAAAAAATAAAGGGTATGCAAATTACACGCCCTTTATTTCCTTTTACTTTTCTATCTTATATTATAGCTTAAGCCCAAACCGACAAACGGCTCAAGTTTTTTCGATGTGAAGCCATAGCCGACACCGCCTATAACACCTACATTAAATCGTTTAACGTGTGTCTGCGTTATAACTCTCTCAATCTCTCGGTTTATAATTGTAGTCGGTGAGCGGATGTAAATGCTATCCAAGTTTGCGTTATAACCGCTGACAAACGCTGTATAACTGCTATCACTATATACCTTTTGTTCTATTGGTATCACAGCTTTGGAGCTATCGACATATACATCTTTAGTCAGATATATCGTGTCTTTTCTTAGCGTTGTAGCCCTCACTAAAATAGGCTTGCTTATTCTTATCGTGTCAAAGATTTTAAGCGTGTCTACCTTTACACGCTCAACCACTTTTGTTTTTACCTCCTCGCTATTATCGTTTTTCAACAACGCAAAGCAGTAAAAAGCAATAAGTAATAAAGCAATTACACCTATTATATATAAGAACTTTTTCATAAGCTATTCAATAATTATAGACATTTTCTCCTTACGTTTCTCACATTCAAGAAGCAAACTCATAAGTCTTTCAAGTGTAGCACGACTATTAATCACTTGCCCCTTTACTTTGTTTTCGCCAACCAACAAACATCCCTCCGTCGAGGCTTGGGTGTTCCCATGATGTATTCTCACGCCCTCGTAACACTTCACATTTAATAGTAAAGGAAGTACTCGTTTAAACTTTGGCGAGAACGTCAAAATTACATTGTATTTACCAGTCGGTATTGCTGTTATTCCTTTTCGTTTCTTAGCAAGCACCTCGTTTACTTGCATAGAATCTGAAAGACCTCTATCAGTATCTTCCAGTGTGTCGCAAAAATAAACCCCATTAACGTATAATTTACCAATGGTATATTCATCTTTGCGTGCTATTCTTTTAACTATTAGTTCCATTGCTTCCACCTCCTGTATTATTTTCAAAAATAGGCTTTGTTATTTCCTCTTCAAGAGCTTTATTTGTAATTAAATAGTCATTTAAAAAAGGTATTTTATTTACCATTTTTAAACTCACAATAAAGTACAAGAAGTTAACCAAATTCCACATTGGCGTCTTATCTATAAGCATTATTCTTAGGTTTTTTAATATATTAATAGAATAAAACCAAAGCGCAATAAAACAAAGCGTTTTAACACAGAATAAAGCCTCCTCCCTGTTGTGCATAAAGTGACCAATTACGAAGATAGAAGAAGCAAGGAGAGAAAAGACTAATATATGGTAGAAAAATACCATTGCTTTTTTCATCGACCATTTGCCCCCACTTCGATAATCGGCAATCAAACCGCATAAAAAGTTTATCACAAAGACAACTATCATTGCGTGAAAATAATCTTTTATAGGCGAAAGAAGCGAAAATATCGCACTAATCACAGCTACAAAAAATACCTTTATCTCGTTCATAAAATCATCCTCCTATAAATTAAATTACACCAAAAAGTAAACCAAGAGTATTTGCTAAAATGTCATACTTGTCAAACTTTTCACCTCTCCCAGCGTCAAAACACTCTTTCGCAACGCCAGCAAAAAAAACAGCTAAACAAAACAGACCTTTAAATAGTGCAGGATAGGGTAAATTTACCCCACCTGCAACAATACTAAATACCCTAACTATCACTAAACAGAATGTAAAGTGTAAGAGTTTATCGTGTGGTATATTTTCAGCTATCCAATCTGTCAACATAACAAGAAAGAATAACTAATAAAATAACACACCATTGTAGACACAACACCAAAGATTATGTCTTTCCATTTCGCTGGGCGATCTTCAAAAGTCTTACAAAGCATTTCTGCAATTCCGAAGACAAAAAACGAAGCTATTAAAGCAACTGCCCAACCATTCTCTGGGCTTTGTTCACCCTTTGCGCTAAACGTAACACCAACACCTATTGCAATTGATACAATTAGCATTAAAACATACTTGATAAAATTTTTCATTTTCATTTCTTTTACTATTTAAAATGTTACAAACTAAAGTCCTCCATTTCAGGACCACTATATTTCTTGCTTTCAGAGATTACATAGCCAAGTTTTTTGATTTTGTCCCAGCCTTCAGGCGAAAGAATAACATTTGTGTCGAACTCGATTTTGCCCGACATATTCGCAAGTCCAAGACTTGGAAGCAAATCCCAATACTTAAACGTGCCATTTCTAAAGCCATAGTAATGACCGGTACGTTCAAACTCACCTTGCGCAAATGGTGTCTTTTCATCCTTGCAAATAGTAACTATTAGCTTCTTTAGATTTGTGCCAAATTGCTGACCAATGCCTACAGCATCTACGAAAAGCTCTTCAAGGTCATAGTCGCGATGTCTTATGGTATTTATTTTAATCTCAAGCGTCTCTCCATTTGTATAATAGAAGATATTACTTAAACCCTTTGCAGAGCCTTTAAATGAAACTGTCAAGTGCTTTATGTTTGCGTTTGCAAACATTTTCGCAAACCCTTGACCAGACAAAACAACTTCTAAGTTATCTGCCGTAAGTCTTTCAAATAAGCCCTCACGACTATATTTTGGATTAAGAGCTAAATACTTGCGGTATTCGATAAGTGCTTCTTTTTCTCCCTCCTCAAATGGAGAGTTGAAAATATCCTCGTTGCTCTCATATTTCTTTTCGACAATCATTCCCTTTAAAACTTGCTCCGTTAAGCCTGTATTTTCAACACCGCTAAGTAGAGTTTGCAAAGCGTTTGAATTATCGCTATTATTTGTCTGTTCTGCAACGTAAACAGCACTTTCGTCGAACTCTCCCTCTATTAACTCTACATCTGTATAGCCTTTGTCCGCAAAATGAGAGAGAATGTCGTGAGACATACCTGCAATGTTCTTAAAGCGCAAAACAGGATTAATCTCGGGGTCAGCGGTCGAATGTCTATGCCAACCTCTATTATTTGGTAAGGCGTGCAAAATCTCAAGTGCTGTTGGTAAAGGGGACACTGTGCCGTCAAATACAACTTCACGCACAAAGTCAAACGCTTCAAAATTCTTTAGTGTTTGCAATACGCTACCGCCAGATAAAACTAAACGTTTAATATCTGAATTTTGGAACATTCTTAAACCTCTGTCGGCTACAACTTCTGTACTAATACAATCTAATCTAATTTCATTAAATTCGCAATCATCTATTAGAATGCTTTTAACGTTAGAACCTGTTGAAAACTCAAGTGGTGCTTCTCCTGCCTTTTGTATATACTTTGTAAGAGCCAAATAAGGATGCTCCGCTGTCGCCCTTTTAAAGAAGTCTAAATAGTTCTTTCTATCCTCATCAGGAGCAGAGTTAATAACAGATGTAGGGATATTTTGAAACGCTCTTAAAGCGTACATTCCACCTTTAAAGAGAGAGATGTTTTCCTCATCAATCATCTGTCCCTCGTTATCCTCATCTTTTAAACAACGCTTTGCAATATCAAGAATAGATTGCTCTAATTCGCTTAAAGGCTTTTCAACCTCTTTTATTACCTCTTTCTCAACCTCCCTAATTACCTCTTTTTCCACGATTTGTGGGGCGGGCATTTCAAGCGAAACTGCGTTGCCATTATCATTCACAAGGTAGACATTACTTGCGACATTGAAAGCTTCTTGACGCACTCCGTCAGTTCCATAATTATTGTCGGGATGACGAAAAACAACCTCGATTTGAAGTTGTCCCGCTGTTAGATTATGGTTGTCAAAAAACATAGTCAAAGAGCCATCTTTCTCTACTCTGCAATGATTAAAAACGCCATCTCTTCTTCCTGCAGTATAGGTTGTAAATCCGTCTTCGACAAACGCTTTAATGTCGAAGTCGCAATCATACCATTTTGCAGGTTTTCCGTCCTTTACAAGCTTTAAAGATAGGGGGAAGTCACTCTTTTTGTTTATGTGGATTTGCCCCTCCTGAACCTTTCCACATTGTCCTATCAAAATTTCAGACATAGTTGTTAAAATTAATATGTTATGTGCAATATTGCCAATAGTATTACTACGTTGCAGGAAAGGGCTTATCCTTTACATTAGTGCCACTTTCAATAGCATTTACAATACTTTTTAGATCTTCTACGATACTTTCAAAACAAGGACAAATAGAAATGTCCTCCGCTACGATTTGAGCATCTTTGTAGATAAGTGTTCCCTTTGGTGCTTTTACAACATCAGAAGACATAAGCTCAAGAATTTTATCTTCTAAGCTGTCTATTACAACTGCATTTGGGTTTGTATCATCAGCTGAATAAGTCACAATGTGACGAAAACGACCCATGTCCCAACGGACTGTTTTTTGGATTTTAGATGTTACTATTATCATAAGATTAAACCTTTATTATTAACTTTCCAATATATTCTCTCATACCCATTTTCAACTCCTATACAACACTCTAATTCTGCAAAAGTATTCTTACTAATACTGAAAATAGAAGTACCATTACCGCCTTCAAATGAGGAATTAAACGAAATAGAAGATGAACCCTCCATTTTATTATAGATAATAAGTTTATTTCCTACTATTTTGCGTGCATAATCGACCTTTGCGCCTACTGGAGTTGCTCCCTTTGATGGAGAGAAGTCCACATAGTAATAAGGCAGTATAAACGAATAAAAACGGCTAAAATTGCCACTAAATTCTATCCATGTAGATTCTAATTTGAAAATATCAAGGAATCTACTATCCTTAAACTCAAAATGGCCAGGAATTGTAACTCTTGAATATTTCTCCACAGAGTCTTTCGTGATCACGACTTTCTCCTTTGCAAGAATACCTGCGTACAAACTATTACCTGTTATTCGTATATTCTCAAAAGTACCTGAGTTACATCTAACACCATTTTCATCTACATGGAATTTTCCTCGCCCAGCATCTAAAGAGCCATTAAGGAAATTAAGCAAAAGATTAGGATGCCATTTAGAAATATTAGCACTATCAAACAAATGATAGTTACCATTACTTGCTTCTGCTCCTACTCCGCCAAACTGAGAAAACATATAATCATTTAAGAAAATTGCATTACCAAGTTTAGCATAGTCAGCTAAGAGCAAACCCTCAACCTTTGTCTTAGCTGCTGTAAGAGTAATTTCGCCATTCTTTAGCATTATAAGAATATCACTTATAGTCTGATTAGAGATATACTCCGATGCAGGAACAGAACCCTCTGTAAGGACTATCCAATCACAAGTCGATGAGGCTACACTACCATTCTTATTAGGAAAATTATGTCCTTGTATAAATATTCTTCCGTCAGCTGGGAATGTCTTTTCATCAGTCGTAAAAGTTAAGCTACTAATACTCTTTTCAGTAGTGTTAATTTTGACGCTTTTAGACCACGCCCAAGTACTACTAAAAAGGAATAATACGAGCTCTCGATTTTCTGACTTTAACTCTTGACTGATATTACCTTTCACTGTAATAGTGTAGGTCTTATCTTTCTCTAAAGTCGCAACAATATTACTTTCGTAAGAACCGCCAACAGGTGTCTTTTTAATATCCCACCCATACTCATGAAAAGTATATCCTTTAAGCTCTCCATTTATAAGATTCTTCACACCACTTCGCAAACTTTTCATCATAGCACTTATATGATCTGATGCAACTGTAAGATTAGAAATAGAATCGTTGTTTTGCGCTCCAACTGAAATAACATTATCAATCTGTTTTATCCAAGTCGCTTTGTTAAAAGAAACTTGAACAGTTCTTGTCTCAATAGGAGTATTACTATGTCCGTCCCATAAAGAAACAATGAAATAGTCTGGTATTTTCGCTATATCGTCTTGTTTCTTTAAATTGAAAGAAATAGTATTAACGACAGAGGATTGTGCCCCATTCGTAAAATTTCGCTTAACAGAATCAATATCCTGATTAGAGCGATACGACAAATGATAACCAGACGTTGAGGCGTTGATGATAGTTGAAGTTTCGCCTTTTACTTTCCAAATATTGTAACTCAAATTGAGCTTCAACTTACCATCTACGTCAATTACTGCTTTTTCTAAAATTGGTACTATTCGATAAAATTCTGCATCAGCACCCTTGTCTCCTTTAAGACTTTCAGTAATAGTTATTTGAGCCCTTGCTAATACCATAGTGTTTTATTTTTTTGTAATCTCGCAAACGATAGTTGTCTTTGTATTAACTTCTGTTGCAAGAACGTTAATAGGATTTCCAGTTTTCACATTTGACGAAGTTCCACTCCAATTTTGTGGTCTTCCGTCCTTATCAAGTTTAGTCCACGAATAATTAAATTTACGACTATTCATAGGAGTCGTTTCATCTTCTATTTTTGCACCACCTTGCCAAACTCGAGCATTGATTGTCGTTTGACCGCTACCATTAACAATCTTATCACCAGTAGGGCAAGCGAGTTCAAGTGTGTAAGGGTCTGTTTTATCTTCAAAAGTAACAAGCTGTTCTGCACTCACTGCGTTACCTCCACCAGCACCATTATTAGTTGCTCGACATCTGAAAGTTTGGAAATTAAGCACGTCTGTAGGTTTTATGGTCAATGTAGCACCATTTGCACGTCCACTCGCTACAGCTTTCCATGTGCCTGTAGTAATATCGTATTGCTCCCATACGAAAGTATTTGCAGAGTTATCAAGAACTGAACCTCTATAACACTTTGCAACAGCTGTAAGGTCACTTGGGTGAGCAGAGTCAAAAATATTACCTTTAGGACATGTTACAACAACACTAAACAATGCTCCACTTGTAACATTGCGAAGAACAGCGAAAGAACCTCCAATCTTAGATGTAATTCTGTCAGAGTCTACATAGTCTGCCTGAAATGTAACATTCAAGTCTGATGTAAGATTACCATTTATAACAAGTTGCTTATTGCCATTAACTGCAAAATTACCATTGTTACTTGAAGCGTTAATATTCACGCCATTTACAGTATAAACAACGTTTGTGCAATTTGCCAAATGCTCTGTTGCGTCGCCACTCTCATAAACCTTTGGAGTGATCATGTTGTTCACTGTAGGATAGTTTGGCGTGTACTGATTGGTGTCAGGGTTGTATCCTTGCGAAAAACCTTGTGACGCCACGAAATAGACCTGCACGCTCTTTGCATCATTAAGGTCTACAATCGTTATTTGATTTCTTGCTGTTACAGCCATGTCTTTTTCTTTCTTTAAAAATTAATATTGTCCTTTTATTTTATTCTTTCAAATCGCAATAGAATACGGCTTTTTTATAAACATCTTCTGCACTTATGGTGATGATGTTTCCAACTCCTTTATGCCTATTATTCCACGCTTTATCATATATTTCGTTATCGCTGTTCCTTGTCCAAGAGAAAGAAGACGAAAGAAGAGTGCTTGTAATATCTTCTCCACCTTTAGTAACTACCGCTATTAGTCTTGTTTCACCTTGACCATTTCTCAAAATGTTACCTCTTTCAGAAAATATCGTAAGTTCAACAGGTAAGTCTCCGTCTGCTCCCTTTTCTACCTGCTTTATCCACGCAGTATTGCCATCAGACGGTGCTTCCGTTGTAGTTGTGCCTTTGCCTACATTACAAAGCCATAGAGAGCCATTATAAGAGAATCTGTCATAATGTCCTGCTATTGTTCCGCTGACCCATTCTCCCCTATCGCACACCAAAGGAGAACTAACGCCTGTATTTGAAGAAGAAACTAACTCAAAACTATCTGAGCGAACCTTTGTACCTCGAGGGCTAAATTGATTAATAATGTGACTGCTTAAATCAAAATCATTAATACCTGCATAATCTACACGCTTACCCTCTGAAATGTAAATAATATAAGCGAATTGCCTATCTGTGTCTGTTTGAGAGCCTAATTGTATAACACTGTCTTCTGCCTTTGGAACATCATTATTTAAACTTGTATCACAACCGACACAAGTATAATTATCTCCATTAATTGTAAGAGTGAAACTACCTCGAATATCTGATAAATCTATATAATGATAAAGCTTATCGTTTATAGTCTCTTCACCTTTATTGATAACTAATCTCCAATAGTATCTGTTTGCTTCTCCATGTGAGATCTGCGAAGTAAGATTAAACGTTTTACACATTGCTTGATCTCCAACGTGCCAATCATTTGTAATACGTTTCTCACCATCATCTGCAAGAAAATAACATCTAAAAGCGTTAGTTATAGGTCTTACGATAGCTAATTTTGCACCAGCAGAAGTAAAACCTTGATCACCACTTGTGAAAACAAATCTCTTAACATTAACCTCAGAAAATGTAGCTTTCTTCCTAACATTTAGAATATCGACCTCAGCACAGCTATTTCCGTGAACATCTTTATACATTCCAAAACCTGCGCCATCGAAAACACCAGCTTTAAAATCATCACTTTTTACAGAATCAGCTTTAACATACCTACTATTCAAGTCTCCGTTTTCATTTAAGCCTTTATCAAAGCCACCAACAGAAAGACCTTTTAAGAATGTAATTTGTTGCTCTGCAGTATCTGGAATAGTTTTACGAAGAAAACGAGTATCGACATAATTTCTTATGAGTTCATTTATCTGTGCGCTATTTAAACCACCACCATTAAAGTTGCCTGAAAGAATATTATTTACATCCTCTTTTAGCTGAGAAATAGTACCTTTCACAGCTTGATTCCCTACAACAATTTCTTGTATAATTGGATAGTCAAGCCTTGTAACTAATTTAAGCACACGGGTAGAAAGGCGATAGCCTTGCCCATCGTCAAAAATCACTTTTTTGCCTATATAAAGGCTTGGGTTATTGTTTGCGAACTCTACTGCATTAGATTTAAAGGAGTAGTTATTATTATCTTGTGAGCGTCTTTTAATCTCCTTTATGGTACGTCTTGCAAGTTCTTCTTGTGCAGTCTTGACCTCGACATCTCCCATAACGATATTAAACAACACGACAATATTACAAGTGAAGTCTGGCTTTTCCTTTCCTCGAGGAAATAAACCCTCACTTTCATTTGTAGGTATTATCGTATCACCACTCTGATACATCTTGATCTCATAGTCGCCAATAGATACAGAAACTCCGCTATCACCATCTTTAGAATTTGTAGGGATAGTCTTATTTGCTTCATGGTAGATAAGCTCAAATCCATCTTGACCATTTGGCTGACCTACGAGAGACTGAGAAAGTGCATCGTATAAGTTATTTTTACTATGAGTATTGACTTTAAAAAATCCCTTTAAAGTATAACCTTGAAGGACTTGCTTTGTCTTGTCAATATGATAATGATACCAGTAATATGTAACTCCATTCTCCTCAGTTACATTAAGAATTTCCTTACCTTCTAATCGAGTTGTAGACGGAAAGGCAAGACGCATATACCATACAGAATAAGTCCTTTTATTCCCATGACTATCTAACTCCACTTGTCCTGTTTGGGGGTTCATTAAAAATCTTGTGCGCTTACGAATATTATAAGCATACAAATCTACATGTGGGTAAACGTCATCGAAAGACAATGCAAGAGTCTGTTTAATCGCATTAGAGCTGTTAAATTCCTCACGAGTAACAATCTCCCCATTAGGGCTAACATAAATGCAACCATCTGAATAAACAGACTTATCTAAACCTAATCGAAGAAGTGTAGCTACATTGCCAGAACCCACAAGAGCCTTTCTCGACATGTTCTTTGTAGACCCTTGTGGATAGAAGCAATTAAAATAACCCTCTTTAGAGCCATTTAAAGTCGCTTGTTGGACGTTTTGGTGAACTCTTAGAGTAGGTATAGGCTCTCCGAGATTTATGCTTATTTGCCCAAAATATAATGCTCTATGTTCCCACGATATATGCCACTCACAAGAATTACTTTTGCAAGCCTGCGCAATAGACGAAAGAACAGAGAGAATATCATTTGCTGAAACAGAGAAAGAAACAGACGCATCGACATCACCACAAAGAGTGAATGTAAATTGTTCTGCTTTATTCGTTATCCCTAAAGCTTCATTTATAGCCTTACAGACATACTCAAGAGCATTAGTTGTAAGACCATCGTAAGACCATTCTTGTTGCTTTATTGGGTTCTTGTCCGCATCTGTGGTATCGTAAAGAAAAGGAACGCAAGAAAGCCACATCAAAGGGTGATGAAACTCAGGTGCATACTTAAAGCCCCTATCGTCTTCGGTAGGAGTAAAGGGGGCAAGTAGGCGATATTTTAAACCATCATCAAATGGTATAATATACGAACCAGCAGGCAGAGCGACTTTTACGTTACTCTGCCATGATAACCTCACAAGATTAGTTTTACCTAACTCTTCTTCATGCACTGCATTTTCAGACAAGTTTGCATCGAGTATCTTATTGCTATTTATGTCGTAAATTACCATACTACAAATATAGTTAAACTTATTTGATTAACAAATAATTACTTCCTATTTTTTGGATTAAATTCTGTTATCTTTAATGTGAACTTACCTATTCCTCTCATGAACTGACTAAACTGAGAGCATGACTGATAAATGCAATGATAGACTACACCCCTTTGATAGGCTGTTTCTATGTCAAGCACACCCTTTGCTAACTCATCACAGAACGAAGAGTAGCGAGAGAAAAATTCCTCTTCGCTTCTCGCTGTCAAATTGAGTTGTAGTGTAATATCTCGAGAATCTACACGAATGTCATCTATAATCACACTCTTCCCATGTTCTGTTCTATCGTTATTATCTATATAAGCCTTTACAGACGGAGGCGTCATAAGCGCAGATAACGAAGTATCGTCCATACTAATACCCCATGTTAAATACGCATCTTTTCGATTAATTTTTAATTGTCCCTTTAACATACTACTTCATTTCTTTTAAGTTTTTATTTACATCGTCAATCTTTTGTGAGAAGTCATTATAAATCGTCTTAGAGCACTTTAGAATATCCTCTAAATAGCTATTATTATAAATCATAAGGTTGCGTATTTCCAATACCGCAGAGTTCGTAGAAGACGAAAATTCAGAAAGCGAAGCAATATTAGTCATAACAGTCATTGCTAATCCCTTTATTTGGTCTCTCGAAATATTGCCTGCCGTTGTGAGAGCTACAATATTATTAGCCTGCTCGTAAGTGATAGAAGTAACTCCATTGGCGGTAGCCTTTTGCTCATCAGAAGAATTCTTTTTAAATAGCTCTAACCCCTTATCAGATGCCATACTTTGATATTTACTCATAAGCTCATTAAAAACCCCTTGTTGGCCTAAAACTTGAGAAGTCATAGTATCGAGAATTTTAACATAGCTATTAAACTTATCTTCATCAGAAGTCGACTCGTTTTTCATCACGCTAAGCATCTTTTCGTTTGCGTTCTCAATAATATCGCTAAACAACGTTTGGAAGATCATGTTCTTTCCGATATTTTCGAGCATCTTACTTATACTCTCACCGAAAGCCTTACCTGCGTCAGTCCCATTTTTGAAAGCATCGACCAGTGCATCAGACATCGAGTTGCCTAAATCTCCAAAGATACTTGTAAGATAGTCTTTCACTTGCTTTGACGCTTCCTCTGCTTTATTGTACAAATCTATCAAGTACTGCAATCTTTCTTTTCCGTCGCCACTAAATTGACGAGTATTGATAATACTTTCCGCAAGCGTCTTATTAAAGTTTCCAGCAGAATCTATAAGCTTAGGGTAGGCTTCCAAAAGGCTTCCATACAAGTCTTTACCCTTTCTAAATATACTACCTTTACGATGACCAGTTTTTATATCTATATCAGCCAAACCTGCATAAGCTTGTTTTAGTTTGCTTTTTGCATCATTAGCCTCATCTATTGAGAACTTTAAAATACCTGTTCGATTAATCCTAAACTTAAAACGATTCTGCTGTGAGACAGTTCCCTCAATTTCCTTTGAGAGATCTGAATACGCATTCTTCATTACAGAAATAGCATTAACAGCTTTCTTGTAATCTAAATTACCAAAAATCGTATTAGCCTTTTCATTCTTTAAGTTTTGCTCATGTAAAGCTAAGTTATAACTACGCTGTTGTGCGATTGTTTCTTGACGTATCTTCTTTAGTGCTTCTGCGTGTTCTCGTCCAGCCTGAAATGCTCTTGTAGCCCAACCTATAGCTTCACCTGCCACAGCTTGAATACCTCCAAAAATACCACCTTGAGCAAAGCCTTGTGCGATATTACTTGCGCTGTTCATTACATCAGTAACACCTTGCATCATATTCGCTAAGTCTTCACTGCCAGCCGCTGCAAACATCTCACTTAGTTTACTTGTCATTCCTCCGACTAATTCAGCTGAGGCTGATGCAGATTTTCCTATTCTCTTTAGCTTCTCTTCTAAACCTTTGCTTTTATCTTCTTTTGAGAATAAACCTTTAATATCGTGAACTAATTGCTTAAAAGGATTATTTGTTAAAGCGACATTCTTGAAGCTGTTGAATTGCTTTGTAATTTCTTGTATCTTTTCAGGGCTATCTTTCAGAGATTTTAATTGTTCTGCCGTGAACCCAAACTTAGGCGAAATATCCTCCGATGAGGTCTTTTTTAAGTAATTCAAAAGAGCTTCTGTTCTCTCGATAATATTGTCGATTTCTCTACTACTCTTTTCGCCTGCATCCTCAAACAACTCAATAAATAAGCTTGAGGTTTGTCTCATTTTTGAAACCTCCTCATCATTTATAGACTTGATAGATTCTTTACGTTTTCTTTCAAGTTCAAGAATAGCATTTTCTCTCTCCTCTGTTCCAGCTGGTAGCGATTCTAAGTCTTTACGCTTTCTATCATATTCCTCATTTATCTTTGTTCGTCTTACTTCGAAGTTTTGGAACTCGTCAAGTAATTTATTTCGCAAGTCTGTTTCTGCCTTTGATTTTTGTTCTCTTGCAAACTTGTCGTATTCTTGAAGCTGTTCTCGCTGTTTAGATGTAAGACTACTATCATCTAATTTAAGAGAATTTCTGTAGTTTTCCGTCTCTGTCTTTGTTGCTTCAGGATTTTTATTGAGCCATTCATTTACTTTCTTTTCTCTCAAATCTTTAAACATATCATTGCGACGCTTCTCGTTCTCCGCTATTAGTCTGTCATAGTTGAGATTTATTTGCTCCTTTTCTTTCTCATATCCATCTTCTTTTAATTCGATGTTCTGCTGTCTAATATTTAATTCAGCTTCTTTCTGACGTTCCAAAACACTTTCTTCGTATTCCTTTATAGCTTTTATCCTGTCGGTTTTCTCATCCGCAAGTTTCGTTTTTGAGCCTTTTCCTTTTTCTTTTTTTGTTCCATACGAAGAAGAATAAACTTTCTCTTTCTTCTCCAACTCTCTGATTTGTTTTCGCAGTTCTATACCTTTCTTGCCGACCGCTTCTTCATAAGAGAGAGCATCTAACTCAGCTTGTAAGGCTTTCTTCTGTTCTTTAATAGACTGCTCTGACTTCTTTGCGTTATTTGATGAGGTATTTCCTAAAGCGTCATTTTCGAGGTCTTTCCGATAAGTGTCTGTGATAATCTTTTGCTGTTCTCTTAGGTTATTTAACTGCTCTTCTGCTTTAGCTAAAGCCCCTTTTGCTCGAGATACATTTGCTGTAACAAAGGAAGTTTCAGCCTGTGTAGGAGCTGTCCTAAACCCTCCGTTCCCAACAACCTTACTTGCAAAAGCTTCCGCATCTGAAACATCTTTAGACAACTTTGCTCTTTGAACTGTTATTTCTGCTATCTGCTTACCTAATTTACCTATTAGCTCTTTAGCACCCTCTATCTCATACTTATGAACAAGAGATTCTAAATATCCGTCAAGAGCACTTTTGTTCTCTATGTACTTTTTCGTAGTTACATCAAGCTGAGCATTGTAATTTGGGATAATCTCATTTAGCTTTTGCACCGCTTTTCTTCTATCCTCAATAGAACGTGTTTCATCCTTTGCAACAGATAACAATAATTCAATCTTATTTTTCTCATCTGCCAATTTAGCACTTGCTTCTTCCTTGATTTTATTTAAACCCTCTTGAGCTTTCTTTGCAGCTGACACCTCTCTTCCAAAAAGATAAAAAGCGGCAGTGGCAGAAGCTATGACACTAACTATAAGCCCTATGGGATTTGCCTTACTTGTCATATTAAACAGGATCATAGCGTCTTTTGCAGTATGAATACTTTTTGCAAGAGAGAAGAAAGCACTAACGGTCTGGAATATAGCTTGTGCCTTATGTGCTGCATAAACAGCAAGCAAAGCAGCCTTATATGTTCCATAAGCTATTGCGACTTCGAGAACTACCTTACCAATAGACTCCCAATGCTCAACAAGATAAGAAACACCTTTAAGGCCTGAGTTGATAAAACCCTCATTTTGCTTACCAATCTCATTAAACATATTGCCTATTGCATCTTCGATATTACTAATCCGACCTGATATTGTATGAGATTGTTTCTCCATAAGACCAGCAAACTTACCACCCTCAGAGGTCATAGCTGCAATAGCTTTTGTAAACTCTTCTGAACCAACCTTACCAGCAGTAACTAACTCTCCTACCTTTTCTTTAGCAACTCCAAATTGTTTTGCCAACTCTTCTGCAATAGGAACACCACGACCTTGAAACTGACGTAAGTCTTGAGTAAACATTCTACCCTGAACCATAGTAGTACCATACAAGTACACTAAATCACCAAGAGGAATAGACAAACCAGCCGCAATATCTCCAAGCCGAACAATTGTCTCATTTACCTTATCCGCTTCAATTCCATAAGCAAGAAGCTGTTTTGCGCCATTCGCCACACCTTGCAAATCAAAAGGGGTTGTCGCTGCTGTTTTAACTAATTGATCCATTAAAGCATTAGCCTCACTTGCGCTACCTAACATCGTACTAAAGGCAACTTCTAACTGCTGGAACTCTCCACGAATAGATAACACCTTTGATGCGAATTGTTGAGCCGAGAACGCACCAATAACAGCAGTAGCCGCAGATTGCATTTTCCCGAACATTTCCTCAATGCCACTACCACTTTGTTCGACCACTTTCTGAGTCTGCTTGACACCATTTTGTACTCCCTCGAGAGCAGATAACATATTACCATTATCTCCCGTTATATCGAATTTTAAACCCGCCATATCTTTTTTATATAGTCTATTTTGTAAATAATATTATTATTTCCAATTCATTCCTTGTATTGCGTTCATCACAGATTCTTTGCTGTTTCCGTCTACCATTTCAGAGACGTTATTAATGTGTACGTTCTTCATTTCTTCGTCTGTGAGATATATAGAAGTAACTTTATCTTTTACTAACATTTGTAAGTTAGTGTAGCTTATCTCCCAAAGGACATAGTCGAAAGTCCATTTATATCTTTCACATACAGTATCTATAAGTGTTCCGTATATTGACTTTCCTCCAAAGCTGAAAGAGTTATTACTATCTTTTGCTTTTACTACTTCTGACATTCTCTCTAACTCCTTATCTATTCCATAGTGCTGAATATAAGTAGCTGTTTTATCGTGTGTCAAACATGTGAGAACGAGAGTAGCTATATCCTCATTGCTCATTTCATTTAGAATGAGTTTTTTTCGATTATTTACTATCTCGTTATTTAGCACCTCTTGCTTTGTCTGTAAAGTATGGTATGCTATTAATAGGCAACACTGCTCTTTTTTAGTTTCTACAAGCCTTAATGACTCTATATAAGGATTTGCTTGTAATAACTCTATATTTATATTGAGATTACTTATTATTCTTTTCTCTAAGTACATCTTACCGAGAGTGACGGGATATAAGTAAAAATGCCGACGCCCAACACTGAAACCTTTAGGTCTGTCTATGATGGTGTCGGCAATATCCAATTCTAATTGCTTTTCTTTATCCATGTTTTTAATATTTTAGTTGCAGGTGACGGACTCGAACCATCATCTTTGCCTAATGAGAGCAATGAGATACCATTTCTCTAACCTGCGATAAATGCTGTCTCTCCAGCTGTCAAGTGTCTTTCCACTTTGTCAGTTACCTTATTATCACCTTTCTCCTCTAAAAGAGATTTTATACGTCTATATCCGTAAAAGGAACATCAGAATCTGCAAGAACTGCACCCTCCCTAAGAGTAGACAAATCCTTTGTAGTTGTGCACCATTTTACAATATTACCTGATTCAGGTTTTAACGCATCATGGTTATAAGTCAAAAGACCACCCTCTTCTGTACTGAACTCGTCAGAGAGAGATACTACAGTCTCATCAATACGAGGACCTGGTACTGTGATGTCTTCTGGCTGAACAAACACTGCATAGCGGTTCTGAATAATGCCATTAGTGTCTTTGTAAGGCTTTTTACGACCTGCAACACGACGTAATACATATTCAAGAACATACTTGTTTGCAGAGTACTTTACAGACTCATTCTCACCACCCTCGATAGGAGCTTCTTTTTTATCTCCCTTAGTAGGATTGAGCTTTGTAGTATTTTCTTTTGGGGTTGCAATCTTAGTCCATTTTGCTGACGGAGTATCAAGGTCTTTAACAATGATACTACACTTACCCCATCCAATTGGTTTTCCCATAATTTTACTCGTTTATAGTTTGATATAAAATTTTATTATTTATAACGTGTTCTGATGTCCCCTCAGACTCTATTACTCTTTGCCCACAATCGAAATTTGGGTCTGTGAGAGAAAGCCTAAAATCAACACCACGAACATTCTCAAAAACAGAAAACGCCATATTGCAGAGTCTTTTTAAGCGTTCTGAATTCTCCTCGTTTTGACCATCAACATAATTATCTGCAACATAGATATTGACATTTACATAAGCCAATTGTTTTTGTCTTATGTTATTCGCAAGCACAGAGATAACAATATCCTCCTCGCGTGATTCTTTTGGGCGTACAGAGGTTTTCTTCAACTTCCCTGTAACTTCTTTGAAAAGTGGAGATTTTTTGATTACTCGCCAAATGTCGTCCTTTATGTCTATATCTGTTTTCATATTACCAATTCGTTGATTTCTTTAATAGCTCTATTTTTAGCCTTTTCAAGACGAGTGTTTACAGTGTCTTTCGCCCAAAGCTCAGCAGCTGCTAAAACGTCTTTGTTTTCGAGAGATTCTACATGACTTGCATAATTCATACCTGCAACAACTACCAAAGCGAAGACTTGTGAATATTCTCTACCTAATTGGCTTATCATCTTTTGCCCCTCAGAGACGCCATCTGTGCCGTTTAAAACGACCTCAAAAGCAGACTCTATTTGCTTTACACCATAGTCATAAATTGCATATCCTACAGATGAACGAAGATTTCCTGTCTGGTCAATCCAACTTTCCTCCTTAGACCTATCTCTGATTTTCACAACGCACTCTTCACCTAATTTAGAAAGAGCCATCATGATCTCATTTTTTAAAATCTCAAATGCCTTGTAAAGAATTTTATCTATAGCACTTGTAGGAGTTGTCATTTTTATTCCCATATTAAATCCAAATCTTACACTGATGTTGGTATCTATGAAAACCTTTCACTGTGAAAATTTGACCACAACCCTTACCAAAGAAATTAATACGAATTTTATCTCCAAAGACAAAATCACGACAATTCTGTGGTAAATTGTAAACAGTGTACGAATAAGGATGTACACTGCCATCTGGAATTGTAATCTGGTTGGCTTTTCCAGCAGGAACGACATCGCATTTATAAGCGTTATTAACCCAATACTCTTGACCCTTTATAAAGTCTCCAGTTTCTGGGTCTTCTTGCCCTTTTGTGGTCGTCAAATAACTTAGTGTATGAGTTGCAAAATCTATTACAGCCATATCATCCTCCGAAAGTCACTGTTGGCTTCTCGATAGTCACAATATCTTCACCAATAGAGTTGTAAAGTGAATTAACTCGAGCTAATAACCGCTCCTTGTCCTTATCAGAAAGAGTACCTACACTCTTATCTGACTCCGAGTAGTTAACGGCTTGCAAAAGCGAATAAAGACAATCTGCAAGCGCACCTTTCCATTGTCTTGTTTTAGCTATGTCATAGGAATACTCAGAATTACCATCCAACTGACGCTCTATAAGTTTATTCTCGATAAACCCTATAGGTAGCGGATAGTGGATCTCATCACGGAGCGCCTGCAAAATTGTCTTCATATTAACCCTGTGCAGTTAAGTTAGCCAATAGAGAAGTCTCTTGTTCATTACTCAAAGAGTTAACAGCAGAGATAACGTTTTCATCTGTTGCATTCTTAGCCACCTTAACTCCTAAAGCTTTCAATTGAGCGATAACATCCGCTTTCTTGTATTTCTTACCATTGATAGTGGTAAATGTGTCTGCGGTATCAAGCTTTTCTTTTTCCTTATCTACTTCTGTAGACTTCTCTTCTGAACAATCAAGTACATAGATTTGATCCACGTCCTCAATTACAGGAAGAACTAATGATTGACCATTTGTAGTCTCTCTTAGTGGGTCTGTGGTAGAGTATTTAGAGATAAGCTTATATTGGTCTACTGTAGCGTATTTAACACCCTCTACAGGGTTTGTTGCTTCAGCAAGAGTACCCCATACAAGAGAGCCGACAGTATCAGAGCATAAGAATACCATTCTTTCTGCATTCCATGGTTTCTTGCTCTTTTGCTGACCATTCTTTTCAAAGATAACAGAGCGGTCTACAACCTTTACCTCAATGTCAAATTCATCTTGGAAAGCTTGAGTGAACTTACTAACAGAAGGCACTTTTAAGGTAGTTTCATCTGTATATACCTTATCGTCTGCATCTGCAACAAGTTCACGAGCCCAACGTTCTTTACGAATATCGTTCAACTTAGATTTTGCAATCATAAGAGTGGTAATCGTATTGCCGTCAGCATCAGCTTTACTACGGATATTCTCGATGTCCTCATAGCTAACGTGACCCTTAACAATAGTACCAAAAGTATTGCTATCTAAGTAGCCAAAGTTTACACGCAAACCTGTGCCTGCATTATCTTCGTCCTCAACAAGCAATACGCCCTCAGAAAGAGCAGTTAAGAAGTTAGCCTCATTCTTCTCGTCAATACCGATAGAACAAGCATCACCGTCATTAAGGAGCTTTGTAAGGATACGTTGCTTTTCAGCTTTCTTAGCTTCATCTGTAGTAGCAGTCTCATAGTGAGCTTTCATAATGTTGATAGCATTAATTTCTGTCTCACGAAGAACTTTTTTCATACCCACCTTAGGTAACTTACCATTAGAAGTTGCAAGAGTTCCACGCTTTTTAATTGGCAGTGGAGAGTCCATTGCAACCATATCAGCAGCTACATAAGTAGTCTTTGCAGAAGTACCTTCCCATTTCTGGTCAGAGCTGTACACTGGTAACAACATTTCCTTGTGGAGGTAAGAACGCTTAACGGGAGCTTCTTTCTCCTTTACATAAAGATTTAATTTCGGCCAAATTGCAGAAATAAACTGAATAAAAAGTGATTCTTTCATTTCTTACCTCCTTTTTTAATCGTGTTCAAAAATCAAATTAGGGAGAGCTGTTTTAATCGCAGTTCTCATTTCACTTGTAAGGGGATAAGGCATCGCTTTATCGTTTACACGACCACAATCCATAATTCCCACTAAAGGCTCGTTTGCTGGCTTAGAGCAAACTACGACACCTACATACTCATGCTTAGTTGGAAGAGCTTTATACGCTGAACCATCTACAGGCATAGGCTTATAGGTGTAATTTCCATCTTCGTCAAGTGTACGAATAACAAGATGTCCTGCCTGAATAACATCACCTTTAAAATCGGTTGTGTCAAGAGTAGCACCGCCTGTAATTCCACCAACGAACTGACGGATAACAACTGAGTCTAAACCAAAGACCATCTTTGTAGACTCGCTTACCAAATTAGCTTTTGCACCCATTTGTACTTTAATTTTAAGAATTTAACTTTTGACGATTAAAGCTTAGCCAGCTCTTTCACCTCATCGTCAGACATCATTTCATTGTCATTCTTCTTAGAGCGTGTTTCAAGAGCACCTCCGCTAACGGCTGGAGCACCCAACTTCTCAAGACCACGATTAGCTCTTTCTTGGTTTTCCGCCTCAAGATCTGCTTCGATCTCTTCAATGTAATCCTCGAACTCCTCATCGTTTTTGAACGACATACGATTAAAGGCTTTGAGAGTTCTTTCACCAAACTTGCCTGTATTCTTCAATAGACTTTCAATCTTAGCTCTTCTACTATCAGCCGTCTTACCACTCTTTAGCGCAGTAATTTCAGACTGCATACCATCGAGTTTTTCTGACATAGACTTCAAAAGCTTAGCAAGTGGTGAATCATCATCATCACCTTCGTTCTTTCTGTTTTTCTTAGAAGTCTGACTCTTACGATTCTTACGACTTACTGGTTCGTCATCGTCATCGTCGTCATCATCATCTTCTTCCTCATCTAAAGAATGAGCATTTTTGTACGCTTGGACTCGGCTGTCTGACACTGTTTGTGAGAATTGGAGGAACGGTAAGGCGGAATCAATTGCATCGTCTACAGCTTCCTTAATCTCCTCATCATTTGCATCTTCTTTAATTTCGGAATCAAGTTTGTCGGCAATTTTAGCAGCGACACCCTTTAACTCTCTGCGACTGAACCCAAGAGCCTTAACGTCCTTACTTGTTTTCAGTGCTTCCAACACCTTTCTAAAATGTTTCTTCATTGTGAATTTATTTATAAATAAAAAAAATGGCCTGCAGTGCGAATGAACGCAAGCAGACCAAAGTTCGTAGAACCATCAATGAGCAACGAATATACGAATAGTTCTGTTGCGTGCAACTTCACACGCTTTCGATTACAAATTTAATAAAACTTATTTGATTATCAAATAAAAATGAAAAATATTTTATGAGTATATTTGTACAAATAAAAAGGTGGCAAGTGCGTTATGCGACATGCCACCATAAAACTGTAACCGTTAATATTTAAATGTAACTACAAAGGAATTTTTAAAGATGGATAATGAACAGATATATATTCTTTCAGTTCGCTATCTATTCGATTTAACCATTTAGTCGTTTCATCATCATATACTCTTACAACTTCTTTCGTTTCTTTATCTACTATAAGCGTAGGAGTACTATTTTTTAAAATAGATGCCTTTAAATCCAAAATCCTTTTAATAGTAATATCTTTACGAAATTTTTCCGCAATTTGTTTGTAAAAATCTGGTGTTTCTTTTATATTGCTCATAACAGTTTGTGATTTATATAAAACAAAGATATAATTATTTTTGAAAACAATCAAAAGTATTTAGGATTATCTCTTTTTTTTACTTTTCTTTGGAAGCACCCAACCTCGATGTTTTGCAACAGCTTGGTTAAATCTCATCCACACGTCCTCGTCTTTAAACTCAAAGTGCATTGTTCCCTTTTTGAAAGCTTTTACACGGAAAAATGCCCAATCAAACCAAACTCCATAACCAACTCTATTAGTGTAAATGTACTTGTTTAATTCTGGTATTTCATCATAGTTTGTCGCTGTGATATAGCACAAAGCTCTCACAACATCCTCAATTCTCTCTCTATTTGTAGAATAGTATGAGAAATTGATAACAACAGAGTCTCCAAAAAGTTTATCGTATCTTGTCATATAAGGCACGATAAACTTTCTATTTATCATGTAGTTAGCGTTGGTCTTCCACTTCTCACCTGCTGTTGAATTTTCAGCAGAGAAAGAGCAAATCATATCAAAAGCTTCTAATAATGCTTTATCCATTCTTTGACCTGTAGTCTGAATAACCATGTTCAAAACTTGATAAACATTGTGCATGGTAAAAGGTACATTTACTTGAGTTTCGATGAACTTATTTATTTGTTCACGCAAGCCTTTTGTAGCATGCTTTTCCATGTTTAAGCTATTGAAAATCACACGCCAATAGTACTTTTGCAGTTGCTTCTTATATTGCTGTCTTGTGATATTCACAGCCTGCCCCTTATCGTCAATAGTACCAAATCGAATAGGCATGTAATTATATCTATCGTCTGAAAACTTTGCAATGTCGTTAATTTTCTGAGTAGCTTCCATTGTCTCATCAAACAGCCTAACTGCCGATGTGTAGCGGTTAACCATATCACGCACAACATTATACTGAACAAGTCCCTCCGTATTGTTATTATCAAGTACATCCTCTTCATTTGAAAAGATGTAATTTGCGAACTCATTTTCTCCGCTACCCTCCTTGTAAAGCTTCACAAGAGAAACAGATACAGATGTTGTTCTTTCTGCACTATCAAATACTGAACCTAAATTTTCAGAACAGCCATAAAGTTCTATTAGCTCATGCAATTCCGCTCTTTCACTTGAATATCTATTCTCAATATTAGAAGTATTACAGAGAGCTATTATTGTACAGCCAGCAGGTGCAATTTCAAAGGCATGTTTAATGTGCTTTACACCCTCGCTAAATGGTGGGTTCATAACGATAAAATCGACATGGCTTATTTGCTCTGATGTAACAGTAAGAAAATCACTTGCAAGCAATTGACACTCACCTGCAAGTAGCTTTTGTAAGTGAGTATCTTTTTCGCAAGCAATAACTTCTCCAGCTCCATTCTTTTTAAGCCATTTGACGATATTTCCACTGCCTGCAGATGGTTCTAAAATCGTTTTACCCAAGATATTTTCACCAAGCATCATAGTGCTTATAACTTCTTCTGGTGTTGGGTAAAAATCGGGATTGTTTGTAAATAATTTCATTGCTCTAAATTTTAATTCTTACTTAACTTTGACTTGTTTTCGTCTATTTTAAGCTCATTATATATTGACACTAAACTTTACCTTTTCTATTAATGTTAATAAACATTTACTACAGACCAAGAAAGAACAGTATAATTCTTGTTTAGAGTATAAGGATTGACACTTGTCAGATGATCGTATTTTGTTAAATTGTAATTAGTAAACTTGTAGTAGCCAAATGGCTTTAATACAGCATCTACTTTTTTGCTGTTTTTCTTATCGTATTTTTTTGCGTTCTTCTCAGCATTCTTTCTTATAGTAACGAATCTTTTGATTTGATTCTCTACAATCTCTTCAACTGCATTCGCATTTAACATTCCTGAAAACTCGGGAACTCTTATTATATGGTGCTGGATATTCTGGAGTTTTTTTGCCAAGTTAAAAACGTCTGTGTTTGATGTGTTTGTTACATCTAAAATTGCTACGTCTATTAATAAATT